ACGAACGAGCAGCGCCGGACGCACATCCGTATCGGGCTCACGGCGCAGTTCGGCGGCGTGATCACGATCGATCAATCGTTGCCGATCATCATGCAGCAACCGGCTAACCAGCTATCCGACCTCATGGTTTCACTTGGCCCGTTCAACGTGAATGGGAACGTGATCACGCCCAACGGCGCGAACCTCATGCTGAATCATTCAGCGGGGAAGGTGTTCTCTCAGGCGTTCAATCATTACGTGGGGCCAGTCCAGACGAATGACCCGCACGTCACGGTCACGCAGGCACAGACTCCGGCACAATTCCGGTATGTCACGAGCACGAGTACCACGTTCGGCGCGACACGGAACACGCTTGATGTCGCCAACTATGCGCCCGGCGGCGTCATCACCCCGATCGGTGGCGGCGTAGGAACGTCTACTATTCACCGGGTTTATCTGTTCCCTGCGAACAACGCTGCTGATCAACTCGTCATGCAGTACGGAGGCAACACGTATTCGAGTCTGGCGAACGCGACTGCTGCAATCGGTGCGGGGACATTCGTACCGAATCCGATGCTGTCTGATGCGGCACTCGTCGGCTATATCGCTGCGACTCGCGTTGCTTCGAACCTATCCGACCCTGCTCAAGCGACATTCGTCAACGCAGGTAAATTCGCGACACCGTAGGGGGATGCTGTGCCAGTTATTAACCCAATCAATGGCGGAACCCCGTCCGGTGATGCGCTCAGCACCGGACCGTGTGCGCCATGGCCTACACTCTGTGCGAACTACCCGCCCGAAGCCACACCCGAGCAGATCGAAGAGGCTGAATGGATCGCCACCGAAATTCTGTGGGAAGGCACGAAGAAACAGTTCGGCCTATGTTCTATGACGCTCCGGCCGTGTCGGAAGGACTGCTTCCCTGCGTGGCCGTGGATTCCGTCGACCGGGTGGTATGACGTCGGCGGGATGTCGTGGCCGTACCCGGCTCCGGCGCTCGTCGGCGGGAAGTGGTTCAACATCGCGTGCGGCTCGTGCTCGTCGGGCTGCTCGTGCTCATCGATTTCTGAGGTCGCGCTTCCGTATCCGGTCGCGAACGTGACGCAAGTGAAGGTCGACGGCGTCGTGTTGCCGACGACGGCGTATCGAGTCGACGATTGGCGTCTGCTTGTGCGGCTCGACGGACAGGACTGGCCGCGTTGCAATGATCTCAATCGAGATGACACCGAAGACGGTACGTGGTCGGTCACGGCGCAGTACGGCATGACCGTGCCTCGGCTCGGCAAGCTTGCGGCTGGACAGCTCGCAACGGAGATCGTGAAGCGCTGCGTCGGCGCGGGCGACTGCTTGTTGCCTGAGAGCATGGTTCAGCAGATCACCCGGCAGGGCGTGACGAAGATGTTCTTCGACGCGAAGTCGTTCTCTGCCGGGCGTACTGGCCTGTACTGGGCTGATCTGTTCCTGAACCGTAAGAACCCGTCGAACACCGGGATCGCGACGATCTTCGACATCGACGGCGAGCACGCTCGACGGGTGGGCACGTAATGGGCCAGAGCAACGCGAATCCCTTTGCCGGGTTCGATATCGGCGTGCATATCAAAGACTGCGTACTCGAACGGCTCGCCACGACGACGGACGGCGCACCTGCCCGTGCGTGCGTCGTGGCGGGCGAAATCGCTTGGGATGACTGCGAGTGCGGACAGCTCACGGTCGCTATGGGGCCCATGTACGAAGCGTCGGGAACCACGCTCGCACGTGCGACGACGGAGACGCCGGGGAGGCGTGAGTGCGGGCCGCCGCTCTTCGTCTTCACCTACGTCGTGACGATCCTGCGGTGTGCGCCTACGGGCACGAATACCGCGCCACCGACATGCGATGAACTCGAAGCGGCAGCACGCGGCGCGAGCGAGGACGCGTGGGCAGTGCGTGCCGGGGTGATCTGCTGCTTGTCGTCGGCAATCAGTGACCAGCTACCGAATGGTACGAAGCTGTACGTCGACTTCACGACCGGCACACAGACGTTCGTCGGTCCGCAGGGCGCGTGTATGGGCTCGGCGTTGCCGGTCACGGTCGCAATTCAGAACGGCTGCTATCCGTGTGAGGTTAGCTAGGGGGCGACATGGCGACGGTCCGCGTTACGCAGCGCACGAACAAGGCATATCCGCTGCATTTGTCGCGTCCCGGTGGTCCGCTCGAACGACACCTTGAGTTGCGCGCGCTCGCCGTGCAAGCGGCGTCGAAGCAACGTATTCGTGAGTCTCCGCAACGTATCGACACCGGCAACCTGATCAACTCGATTCAGATTCGCATCTATTACCGAAACGGCATCCCCATTGCGCGCATCGGGACTGACGTCGAGTACTCGATCTATGTACATGAGGGAACGGTGTTCATGGAAGCGAACCCGTTCCTCCGTGATGGGCTGATTCGCGGGATGCAGCAATTCGCTTAATCGGTGCTACTCTCTGCGTATGGATTTCACAACGCGGAAGAACAAGCTCGATTTCACGGTCGACGGCGTGCAGTTCACCACGAAGAACGCGATCGCATCGGGCATCATCTTCAAACTGCAAGGCACCTTCGGGAAGCTCGGCGAGCAGGGGGCGGCGGCCGACAAGGGCGAAGCATTCGACGAACTGAAGAAAGTGTACGAAAAGATCCTGACGAAAGCGGCATGGAAGAAATTCGAACCGCTCATCGAAGGCGATTGCGACGACAAGTCGACGCCGATCGACCCTATGACACTCATCGACATCACACAGTGGCTCATCGGGGAAGGACTGGGAAAAGACAGTACGCCGCCGCAGGATTCCTAGCAGCATGGGCCACACATGATGAGGTGTGGCCGCTCTTCGACGGCTGGTGTGCCTCGCAGAACGTCGACCCGCTCGATCTGCCGTGGGATCGGTGTCTCAACCTCATCTACTTCTTTGCTACGCGAAACGCCTCAAAAGAGAAAAAGCAGGAATTCGACGCCGCGATGACTGAACAGACCACGGCTGAAACACTGCGGAAGATGGCGCTGACCAGGAAAAACGCCCTGAGAGCAACGCAGACGGCCGATAATGCACCGGTGGTACCCGAAGGTACACCGGATTCGCGTATGGCTCGACGTCCGGGGCTACCGCCGCGCCCGGCAGGGTGGGGAGACGACGAGATGGCGACTCGACAATCACTCGTCGTCGCGCAGGCACTCAAAGTAGGGTGATGACTACTCCCATAAGTGCGGTAGCGTAAAGGGGCCGCTACTGGGGGAATCATGTCTGACGCACTCGGCACTGCATATGTGGAAGTCGAACCCGACTTTTCGCAGTTCAATCGACTGATCGATGCGCGGATTCGAAGCGCGATGCGAACGCTCGAATCCCGCATCAGTCGTACCCTGCGCGGCGTAGAGCGTGAATTCGCTTCGTTCGGTTCGGAGGCGGCGAGCGAAACGGAATCGGCATTCCGAGAAATGGCGCGCGATGCCGACGACGCCGCCGACGACATGATCGATTCTATTCAGCGCGTCAGCGGTCGCCGTGTCAAGCTCGATCTCGATATCGATCGTGAAGGCACCTTCTCGCGGTTCCTTTCGTCGATCACCGGTGTGCGTCTTCCGATTGCAGGATTCACCGCACTAGGTACGGCTGCGGCTGCGGCGGCCGGTGCTGTGATCCAACTCGGCGCAGCACTCGCACCTGCGGTTGGCATTGTTGCGGCGCTCCCATCTGCGGTCGGCGTCGGCGCAGCCGCCATCGGCACACTGCAAGTTGCCACGGCCGGGTTCAGTGACGCGATGGCTGCCGCGTTCGAAGACACGGAAGCCTTCGACGCCGCAATCGAGAACCTATCTCCGAACGCGCAGGCAGCAGCACAAGCCTTCCGAGAGATCGTGCCTGAGCTGCAAGCACTGCAAGACTCGGCGCAGGATGCCTTTTTCGTCAATCTCGACGAGGCGATCACCTCTGTTGCAGCATCGCTCACTGGTCCGCTGTCCACCGGCATGACCACGGCGGCCGGATACGCCGGAGACCTCGTCACGGCGCTACTGAACGTCGCTGGTTCTCAGTCCGGCATCGACTTCGTGACGTCGAGCTTCGAGTCTCTGAACGGCGTGCTGTCACAGCTTGCGGCTCCGGTGGCTGCGCTCTTTACATCCCTGCTCGATCTCGGAACGGCAATCAATACCGCCTTCGGCGGCGACGCGGCTGTATCCGGTCTCGCGGCGATCGTGCAGCAGCTAGCAGACTTCATTGCGCAAGCAACGGCATCTGGACAAGCCGTGGCATGGGTGCAGAATGCCATCACGGTCTTTCAGCAGCTCGGCGCGATCATCTCGCCCATCGTCGACATTCTGCTATCGATCGGCTCGGCGGCGCAGACCACCGGTGGCAACATCCTCAGCGTCTTCGGGCAGGGCATTCAGGTGTTCGCCGATTTCCTCGCATCGGCGCAGGGTCAAGACGT